CCCCGGGGCCGGGGGCGGGCGAGTCTGCACGGATCTCTTAGAAGCTCATTCCGGGCGGAAGTCGAAGGCTCCAGGGTCACCCGCCGGACCGCTTGACAGCCTCCCGGCGGGTACGGTAGGGTTCACCCATCGCCGAACGCGACGGCGAAGGTAGGACCGCTGGACAGACACCGGACACGTTCCGACGGATGACACGCGACACCCCTGACACAGCACCCGCGCAGCGCGGCGGGAACGGCACAGACGGAGTGGTGACACGACACGACGGGCAGACACCGGCAGTACCCATACCGCTACCGCGAGAGCCCCGGGCGACGGCCCGGGGCTCCTCGTTTCCGGGGGGGCTTGACGGGCGATCAGGGCCGGGCGCATACTCGCCGCACGGCAATCCAGCCGCAGACACAGGAGGTTCGCAATGACCCGAGAGGCACTCCAGCGGTTCATCGGTCAGACGGTGGCAATCACGCACGACGTCCCCGGCGGGTGGGCGTGCGACCGGCTCCGGGTGATGGAACTCAACGACGAGACGGTCGCGGGGGAGAGCGGAGGGACTTGGCTCCGCATCAGCCTCCCCAAGGTCGTCCACGTCAGCGTCACCGGGCTGGACACCCGGCAGAAGTACGGATAGCGCCCGACGCGCGCACCGCACCCCCAGCCCCCGGCGCCGAGAGGCCCGGGGGCTTTCTCATGCGCCGCGCCCGCGCGCGACCCAAGGATGCCCACCTACGAGCGCCACGATAGGAGCCGCCGCCGAGCCAGCCGCGCCGCAAGCCGCCGCCGCCAGCCGAGCCAGCGAGCCAGCCGAGCCGAGCCGAGACAGTCCCGCTAGGGAAGATAACCCGTCGGGCCCGTGTTTTTGGTCGGACAACCATACCCCCCGGAGCGTGAAGAGGCCGACTCTCCAGCCGCCCCTTTGGTGCCTGAACACTATGACAATGATTTTTCAAATGTTGCTTCTAATACACTTTTACCCCCTTATCGCCCTATATCGCTTATACTCTAACCCTTATCACTACCTTATCAACCTATTATACATAACTATCACCCTATATCGCTACTATTCACCCTATACTCTCTATAAGAGTATATTATATATATACTATGACAATCACTCTAGAGAGTTAAGGCTGAGGAAGAGCTATACATGGATAATCAAGATATGGCTGGGAGAAAAGCAGGCTTTGCGAAAATGGAAAATAGATTACAAAGATTTTTTGGGAATGTTTGCCCCAGAAAACCTTGATATCAGGGTTAAGTTTCCTAGAGAAAAGCTTTATCTCAGCCCAGAATACCTATTTTTCTCAGCATTCTTTTCTAATTTTTTGTGGCCTGTTATACTCTGTCACGTTATCACTTCTAACCCTGTTATAGAGGATACGAGATGAACTCTGACCCGGTTGTTGAGGGATGCTCTACTGCCTTTGTCATCCTTCTCTTTGTTATTCTTCTTGCTTCTTGCACAGTCCTATGAACGAGATGGTTCGTGTTGAGTGGCTTGATTCTGGGCTCTCTTACACTGATGGCTGGAATAGCTTCAGCGAGATAATCGAGAAGGCCAAGCTTGCCACCGTGACCACAGTCGGATTGAAGTTTCATGAAGACGACGATGCGATTTACATCGCTCTCAGCGTTCACGGGAATGATGCCTACGGTGTCCAGGTTATTGCGAAGCAGAACATCATTGCGATAGACTGGCTCTCCAAGTTTTTCAGCCAGAACTATCAGGAGGCAAAGAGTGAAGAAGGACAAGATTGATTACGCGAATCTCCCGACACGAGATGTTCACGCAGAAGTTCTTCCCGCAGTCTACATTCACTTTACAGACCACGATTACCAGCATGTCTACATCCCTGGCTTTGACCTGAAGGACGCGCTTGATAATGCTAACCGCTGGAAGTATTATCAGCGCCGCGATAAGGGCTTTGAGCCGAACATCATCCTTGACAATGTCGATGAGGATGGTGTAATCTCCCCAGTGTAAAGAGAAACACGTTCCATCCATCGACCGCCTAAAAGGCGGCTTTATTTATCTTTAGCAGAGGAAAAACATGGCAACACTGACGCCGCACCAGGAGACTATCTTTCTTGACCGCTATGCAAAGCGTGACGAGAACAACCAGCCAACTGAGACTGACATCACCCAGCTCTGGCACCGCGTGGCAACGAACATCGCCACCGACTTTGACGAGGCCAATGAGTTCTTTGGCATTCTTCAGGACTTCAAGTTCGTTCCCGGTGGGCGTATCCTCGCCGGCGCTGGAACTGAGGCAGACAAGACCTTCTACAACTGCTACGTCATTCCGATTGAGGCAGAAAAGGAGATTGTTGACCACTACCCCAACAACTATGCCGGCAATGACTCCCGTGAGGCCATCTTTGACACGATGTCCCGGATGGTGACCATCATGTCGCAGGGCGGTGGTGTTGGTATCAACTTCTCAGTCCTCCGCCCGCAGGGCGCCTATCTGAAGCGTGTTTCCGGTTCTTCCTCTGGCCCGGTTGGCTGGATGAATGTTTTCTCCACCGCTGTTGGTGAGGTTGAGCAGGGTGGCTCTCGCCGTGGTGCCGCGATGTTCATGCTTGACGACTGGCACCCGGACATCGAGCGCTTCATCGATGAGAAGCGGAATAACAGCAAGATTATCAATGCGAATGTTTCTGTCGCAGTTTCGAACAAGTTCATGGAGGCCGTTGAGAACAATGCAGACTGGTCCCTTATCTTCCCCGACACCGCCGACACGCGGTACAACAAGCTCTGGGACGGCGACATCAATCGCTGGCAGCAGAGTGGCGGGAAGGTCAAGGTCTACAAGACTGTCAAGGCTCGTGAGCTTTGGACGAAGCTTGCTGATGCGGCCTGGGCCTCTGGTGAGCCTGGAATCGTGTTCCTCGACCGTTACAACGACATGTCCACCGCAGCCAGCATCGAGCGCATCATCTGCGTTAACCCATGCGGCGAGCAGGGACTTGGGGCCTACTCTGTCTGCAATCTTGGTGCGATGAATCTTCATGCTTACGTCAAGCGTCACCTCCGGGATGAGATTTTCCCAGAGATGCAGGGCGAGGCATACTTTGACTGGGAGGCATTCCGAAAGGATGTCGGCACCGCCATCAAGTTCCTTGATAACGTCATCGATACCACCAAGTACAACCTCCGTGAGACTTGGACCCAGCAGCGCCGGCTCCGCCGCATCGGGCTTGGCGTGATGGGCCTCGCAGATACCCTTGTGGAGCTTGGCGTTCGTTATGGCGACAAGGACGCCATCAACTTCGTTGACACACTCTTTTACGTCATGAAGGAGTGCGCCATCGAGAAGAGCATCGACCTCGCCAAGACTCGCGGCGCAGCCGATGGTTGGTCTGAGTCCATGATGGGCAGACCCTACCTCTCGACTTACCTTGAGGACCATCCAGAGTCTTGGGAGGAGATGCAGCGTCATGGCATGCGGAACCTGTTTCTTCTGACCCAGGCCCCGACTGGCACGACGAGCGCCCTGGCCGGCGTCAACTCTGGCATCGAGCCCTTCTTTGCCCTTGAGTGGACCCGCATCGACCGCACTGGTCAGCACCAGGTCCGCCCTGATGTTCTGAATGGCATGGACCTCCAGAATAAGCCTGACTATGTGGTCACTTCGTCTGAGGTCACTGTCGAGGAGCATATCCAGATGCAGGCCGCAGTTCAGCGCTGGGTTGACTCTTCGGTGTCGAAGACAATCAATGCTCCGAACGACCAGTCGCCCGAGGAGACTGAGCGTGCCTACACTCTTGCTTGGAAGAATGGCCTGAAGGGTCTGGCTTACTACCGAGACGGTAGCCGGGATGTGCAGGTGCTTTACAAGAAGGACCCCAATGCTCGCATCCGTGAGCTTGAGGAGGAAGTCGAGCAGCTGAAGGGAAAGCTCAACTTCAAGCAGCGTGTAGCGGCCCAGGAAGGCCTGAATAACGTCCTCTCGATTGAAGACGTGGATAAGTGCCCCTCCTGCGAAATCGGTAATATTATCTTCGAAGAGGGATGCAAGATGTGCCATTCTTGCGGGTGGTCTGCATGCTAGGTATATTTGTCTTTGTTTACCCTAGTAGAAAGGTTGGAAAGTAGTTGGATAGATGTTTTGCCTGCAAGGGCCAGACGTACTTCTACGGTCTTCAGGCTCATCCCGTCAAGGCTCGCTGGGTCGTTTGTTACGACTGTCGCGGTGTCAGCGGTGGGACCGGCTCCAAGAATATGTACATGTTTCGAACGGACGATGGCTTGACTGGCATGACGCCAGTCGAGCCTAAGGCCGGAATGTTCAAGACAGGTCGTGATATCGAGGTAAAGGTCGATGACTGAGGAAATCACTCTTAACAGCCAGGACCCGACTATCTTTGTCATGTGTGACAAGTGTAATCGGCTCAAGGCTGACGGCACCTACGGAGATTACTATGGTGCCTCGTTTACCAAGCAGCAGTGGAAGCAGTCGCCGGTCTGTCCGAACTGCCAGAGCGAGCTGCGTGTCATTCGTCGTATCAAGGTGAGCAAGTGAAGCCTTACGCAGAACTTCTTGAGTTCAACCAGCCGAATCCAGTCCGTAAGGATGGCTTTACTAGAATCCGTGACCAGTTTGCCGGCCTGGGCGAGACTCCTGAGCGCATCATGGAGTTTGCCGGTCGCTGGGACTACGGTCCGAAGAATGCAGCCAAGCTTGGCGAGACAAGCTCTCTCAACGGCGAGTCTGTCGCAATCATCCGCAAGTACCTCTCGATGGGGCATGAGTCGATGATTGAGATGGGGGACGCAACATTCTTTATCGAGTGTTCTCGTGTCGTCTCGCATGAGCTTATCCGCCATCGCATTGCATCCTTTCAGCAGGAGAGCCAGAGATTTGTAAAGTACGACGATGACGATGGTCTGGACATGTTCTACATTCCCGATGGCATGCCGCCGGGTGGAATGTTGGAGAACCTGTTTCAGTACAAGCAACTTCGTGCAGCTGGGGTCGCCCCCCAGCTTGCCCGATATGTTCTACCAAATGCGATGCGAACGCGCCTCATCATGAAGACCAACATTCGTGAATGGAGGCACATCATCAAGCTCCGTCTCGATAGCAGCGCTCAGCCTGAGATGAGGGAGCTGATGGCCCAGATTTATGACCAGCTCGTTGAGATTTTTCCCAACGCGCTTCATGGAGTCAATGATGGAGAAAGAGGTGTACGATGACCGATGATACTCTAGTTACCCCCGAGACCTGGGACCTGCGCGAGCAGGACCGCATGGCAGCAAAGATGGCGGCATTTGAGGACACTCAGTCCGAGGATGACGACCCGGTGGATGATGCTCCACTAGAGGACGACGAAGAGGAGTAAAACGTGACCAGCGAGCAATCGCTGGTCACAATCTTTCCTGGATACTGACTATATTAGATAGAGGCAGACCCTCTGTCGCCAGGAAGGAGTTGATGTGCATTGCCAATCACTTTGGTACAAAACATAGTTCTTCTCTACCCAGTATTTGACAGAGGCCCGCCCTGAAGGGTATTCTCTATCTCTTCCCGTTCGGATAATGGTGTAAGGGTGGCACACTTGCTTTGGGAGCAAGTTGACAAGGTTCGACTCCTTGTTATCCGACCAGTGGGGGATTAGTGATAGTGGTAGCACACTAGCTTTGCACGCTAGTAGGCGGGGTTCAATTCCCCGATTCTCCACCAAGCCCGCAATTGCTAACCGGTTGTTTCGGCAGAGAGCTTATACCTCTCCACAGGATGGTTCGACTCCATCTGCGGGTACCAAATCTGTTGCGTCGTAGGCGAATTGGTACAGCCGCTTGGCTTTGAACCAAGTGTTTGAAGGTTCGACTCCTTCCGGCGCAGCCACGCGCTCGTAGCTCAGAGGATAGAGCAAGTGACTTCTAATCACTTGGCCGTAGGTTCGATTCCTACCGAGCGCGCCAAATCATGAGGTCCATTATGCCGTATCGCAGCAATCGAGAGCTGCCACCAGCAGTAAGAGAGAATTACACCGAGCGCTGCCAGACTGTTTTCCGCGAAGCATTCAACGCAGACTATGATAGAAACAAAAGCGAGTCGCGTGCTTTTGGCGTCGGAAACATCGCAGCCCAGAACTGCATGGAGTCAACTACGGAAGATGAGCGCTCAATCAATAAGTCTCGTATTGAGAAGGCACCTGGCAGGGTCAGCGTGCCTTCTTATGTTTCTTCGAACGCAAGACGCGGGCTAAAGTATTACGAGGAAGGCTATGGTGGAGACGGTCTTGTTGCTTCTACTATCTCTGGGGCTCGTGATATGGTTGAAGGCTCAGTCTCAGAGGAAAAGGTAAGAAAGATGGGGCCCTGGATTGCGAGGCACCTAGTTGACCTCGACTCCCCGAAAAACTCTAATTCTCGTGCCCCTGGATACCCTGGCCCAGGCCTCGTGGCGATGCTTCTTTGGGGAGCTGGCCCAGACAAAAGCGGCGCCCGCAGAACAATGGAGTGGGCCATGAAGAAGGTTGAGCAACTTGACAAGCAAAGTGATTAGCATGTATCATTCCAGCTCGTTGACCCTCTATCCCAATCGGCAGAGGAGTTGGACTTAGAATCCATTCAGTCTGAGTTCGAATCTCAGGAGGGTCACCAGGGATAGTTGGCCGAGTGGTTGAAGGCATCTGTCTTGAAAACAGACGGGCGAAAGCCTCGTAGGTTCGAATCCAGTCAGGGCTACCAAACAAGGTGAAACATGTGCGTTCTTAGCGACATCGACATCATGGAGCTGGTCTCCATCGAAAAGCTTATCATCTCTCAGTTTGACCCTGAGAGAGTTCAGCCTGCATCCTATGATGTCACGCTCGATAGCTCATTGATGCTTTATCGTGCAGCAGATGCTGTGTGGATGAACGGAAGCAATGGCGACGCAATCGATGTCAAGAAGTCTCTTGAGGAAAATAGAATCGAAACAATCTGGCGAACAATAAGACCAGACGCAGCATTCTGCATTCAGCCTGGAGACTTCCTTTTGGCAAGCACATCAGAGGCTTTTCGCATTCCCTCAGACATCGTCGCCAGGGTTGAGGGAAAGTCAAGCCTTGGCCGGCTTGGACTCATTGTTCATGCTACGGCTGGCTACATCGACCCAGGATTTGATGGCACAATCACACTTGAGATTGCCAATCTAAGCAAGTTTCCAATTACCCTCTATGCTGGTATGCCAATCGCCCAGATTTCATTTTCAAGAATGACCAGCCCAGCGCTTAGGCCGTATGGCTCTAGCCTGCTTAACTCTAAGTATCAGAACCAGAACGGCCCAACCGAGAGCCGCTACAGCGAAAACTACAAGGACTTTGATGTCTGCTAAGATAATTCACTATATGCTGAATATCTAGCCGATATTCAGTCGTAAGACTGAAACTGAGGCAACTTCGGCGCGTTCGTCTACCGGTTAGGACGTGAGACTTTCAATCTCACTAAAGGGGTTCGACTCCCCTACGCGCTACCAAATAAGGTAAATATGTTTGTGATAGACCTATTCAGCGGTCTTAACGGATGGGGCGAGCCTTGGAAAGAGAGAGGCCACACCGTTATCAGCGCTGACAACGACAAAAGATTTAACGCAGATTATCAGGGAGACCTGACTGACGTAGCTTCATTCGTGAGCTACGTTAAATCTTTTGGAATAGGAAATCCAGATGTCATACTGGCTAGTCCTCCATGTGACGCATTCTCAGTGCTGAATATCGGTAAGAACTGGACAGTTGAGGGTGAGCCAAAGACTCAAGCAGCTGCTAACTCGATAAGAGTGGTTCTTGCGACGGTACAGATAATAAAAGAGCTTAGTCCTTCATACTGGATTATCGAGAATCCTGTTGCAAAGCTAAGGTCGCTTGATATACTCGCCGGATTTGACCGGCGCACAGTAACATACTGCCAGTATGGAGATGCCAGGATGAAGCCCACCGACCTTTGGGGTGGCTTTCCTGATATACAACTAAAGAAACCCTGCATAAAGGGCTCACCGTGTCACATTAGGGCACCAAGAGGCTCCAAGACATCCACTCAGGGGATGGATAAGTATCTTGCAGCTAAGATACCGTATCAGCTTTCTCTTGAAATCTGCATTGCCGCAGAAAAATCTATGGGCGCTTTGCATAATGGTAATGCCTTCGGTTTACATCCGAAAGTCGGGGGTCCGATTCCCTCAGTGCCCACCAAATAAGTCTACCGAAGCTCCGCTACCCCAACCGGAAGAGGGAGGAGACTTAAAATCTCTTCAGTGTCAGTTCGAATCTGACGCGGAGTACCAAATAGGAGTTTACGAATGTCTGACGTAAGACTTGTTCAAGATGCATACGGTAGATATAAGCCAGTCAAGGCTGAAAACATGAATGAGTATGGCCTTGGCGCAGATGGGACATCGATTGCAAAGTTTGCTAATAAGACAACTGGAAAGATAACTATAACCTCTGCTCAAATCATGGACATTTTCGACAACGATTCTTTTATTCAGCTTATACCGGCACCAGGCCCAGGAAAGATTATAGCTGTTGCAGGATATGTTTCCACCCTAAGAGTAAACACGGAATACTTTTACAGATATGAAAATCACACATACTTTGATGAAGAACTGCAAGAAGAGGTTTCAGTTCCATATAGGTATGGACTTTATGCTGGTGACTTAAGGGTGTTCTACGGTGAGCCACAGGAAACTGATACATCTTCTAGGGGCAAGCAATCTGTTATATCCAAAATACCACTTTCTGGGTATGCATGGAATGAGCATCCTGATTATCCAAATGATTTCGAGCCAATCGATTGGACTTACGTTAACTACTACGATGAGATTTATGTTGATAGCTCTGGATTTGGAACGCAGTACGCAGAGAATCAGCCGTTAAAGCTTGGAAAAAACACTTCTGTATCTAGCCCAGAAGGTGGCGATTCAAGCATTGACATTGAAATCTTTTATTATATCGTTGACATCTAGAATCACGCCGGCTTCGCCTAATGGTTGGGCACCACCCTTGTAACGTGGCACAGGTGGGTTCGATTCCCACAGTCGGCTCCAGCGCTTATTGGCCGTCACAATGTTGACGGCCAATATTGCTTTACTGTAGAATAAAGAGACTTTTATGAACAAAAGAGGACTAGCAGTATCTAGAGAGACAGAGGGGCACAGGCCAGACGAGGGTGAGATGCGACACTGGAAGTCAACTCAAACCGTCAAGTCTCGTGGTCGCCCCGCCGGCTCTAAGAACAAAAGCAAGAGCATTGTCCCAGCAGAAGTCGCAAATGAGATACTCGATAAGCTTAAGCCAGTTCTGCCAGAGGAACACTATGATTATATGCGTGGTGTTATCTCCAGGGGAAAGAAAATCGACATCGAGCGTGAGCTTGATGTCATCATACTCCTTTTAAACCGACAGCTTATACCGGCACTGATTGCCGAGTCTGAGGGTAAGGCAGAGGACGCTGACCCAGAGATTTCCTCCGGGTCAATCAAGATGCCAGCCTTCAGCAAGGCAGTCTCTGAAAGATTAAAGGTAGTCCAGAGCTTCATGGATATGAAGCTTAGAATGGAGCGCCATAAAGATGAAAGCAAGCAAGAAAAGCAGCAGCCAATCCTCACAATCTTCGCTCAGCGAGGCATTGACATCCAGCGACTTGGAGTCATTGCTAGTTCAGTCCCCGGTGATATGGGCGGAGGCGCTGACGACATTGTCGGGCCAGCCGACCGTGCTAGAACCGTTTCAGATACGATTCCTGAACGACAACTCGTTGAATCGAGTGGTAGTGAAAGCTCGACAGATTGGATTCTCGACGGTGTTGTCAATCGAGACGACTCACGCAGCCTGCACGAAGTATAACTACTCTGCCAACCTGATTTCGGTTAACCAGGAAGAGGCATCGTCTAAGCTCAGGGTTGGCGCATCACTTCATGCCTCGATTCCAGATGAGATGGCTAAGCTTGGCTTCAAGCCTCCCAAGTATCGTGACGCCGAGGAGGCGCTGGCGTTTCACTACCCGCCCTACACTTCTGAGGTCATTAGCAAGCCTGGAACACACGCCCTTCGCGGCGGCGCCAAGTCAATCTACTTTGACGAGGCTGCATTCATCGAAAAGTTCGATAGGCTATGGCAGGCAGGTGTGCCAGCCGCCCTCCGTGGCGACAATCGGGTCACAGTTATCTCGACTCCGATGGGTCAAAGCGGAAAATACTACGATATCGCCACCAACATAGACAAGTATCCCAACTTTTCAAGGCACACGATTCCCTGGTGGGAGTCGAGGTTCATGGTTAGAGAGGGGGCGCTTGAGGATGCAATAGCGCTTGCTCCAGCGATGGATACTCATCAGCGTGTCATGGAGTTCGGGTCACAGAAGCTAATTGAGACTGTATATAAATCAATGGATACAGTTTCGTTTCAGACAGAAATGGAATGCATGTTTGTTGATGAGGTTGAGGCATTTTACCCCTGGGACCTGGTCGTCAGCGGTGTTGATGACAAGCTAGATGGCAAAATGGAGTCCGTGGCCGGCGTTGACGAGCATTCCGAGATAAGCATTGGTGTTGACCTCGCCAAGAAAAGAGACGAGACGGTCTTCTTTGTGACCGAACATGTATCGGGCGCTCAGGATGGCGAGCCGTCAAAGAGAGTTCTTTATATTCAGAGACTTGCAAACGTTCCATATGATGAGCAATACGAAATACTTAGAAAGCTCGCCGTAAGGACACAGGCCAGAAGAATCAGCATTGACGAGACTGGCGTTGGTCAGATATTCGTGGAGCGAGCCAGAAGAGAAGGCTTCGGAACAGCCGCAAGCATAGAAGGCATATCTTTCACAAACAATAAGAAGGAAAATTGGGCAACAAAGTTCAAGTCAGACGTTCAGCGGGGGGCAATCAAATACCCAAGAGACCTCAACCTCATGAGGCAGATTCACGGAATAAAGAGAAAGAAAAGCGAGTCTGGTTTTTACAGATTTGCAGGTGACCACGATGACATCTTCTGGTCGATGATGTTGTCTCTTTATGGAGAAGGACATGAGCCAGCAAGGTTCTTCCGTCTTGGGTAAGGCCAAGAAAAACAAGATACTAAAGTCTTACAGTAAGACGCTTGATAGTTGCACTGATAATCCTGGAGACTATTCTTTTAATGATTATCGTTTTTCATACAATCACCGCAGGCCGCTTCCGAAGCAAGTAGCAGGTAGGGCAATCAAGTATATAATTGCCATTGTATCTGCCTATCCATTTCAGGCTAGAAGAGGAGTGGCCTCGCCGCTCTGGAACAATTTTTGTCAGGAATGGTGCGAGACTGGTGACGAATCAAAGTCTTTAAGGGCAATATGATATGAGCAATGAAATAAGATGCATAGACTGCAACACTTTATTTGGAAGAGTTAGCGTGTCCGCTTCCGGGCAGACCGAGCTTCAGATTAAAAACAGAGACTTGTACAGATACGTTGCTGGCGGTAAGATATGGGGGCCATGCCGTGGGTGTGGAAGAAGAGTTGAATGGTCGGGAGAAAATGACTCTAAAAGAGCTTGACAGACTAGTCACAAGAACAGATATCAATGATATTTCGAAGAAAGCACTTAGACATGTCAGAACTGCCATAGAACATGGCAGATGCGGTTCGCCAGTCATTGGCGATGCAATCTGGCGGGTTGCCTTTGAGACGGACTCAGGAAGCCCAGTCACGATGTCTTTCTCATTCAGGAAGGATGCTAAGTAATGGCAAACGAAGACGCGCTGATGTCAATCGAAAAAGCGCAAACTACCATGCCCCCTCCGGGGCACAATGTTCGATTTGCCCTGCTTGGCGCAAACCCAATGTCGGATACTATCTCTTATGCCAAGAGACAGCAGTATGGCATGTATTACGAGATGTATCGCCAGCACCCAATCGTGAGAAGCATCATCGACCGCAAGGCGAATTACTCCATTGCCGGCGGTTATCGCTTTGTTGCCGAGGACCCAAGAGTCCAGGTTTCAGACGAAAAGATTAAGAAACTTAAGTACTTCTTTAGGAAGAGCAACGGAAAGCAACTACTTCGTAACACTTACCGTGACCTTGACGTTTACGGTGAGTCTTTTTGGCTTATCCAGAGAAGCATGGCTCAGACCAGAACTCCGCTAAAGGCAATGCGGCTTAACCCAAGATACATGACGCCAATCATTCTTAATGGTGAGATTGTGCGCTGGTCTTACGGTCCAGGTTCGCCAGCTGGAAACGCCGTTGAGTACGATGTCTCAGTGGTACTTCACTTCAAGCTCGATGACCCAGAGGATGACACTCAGGGCCTTTCTCCACTTCATTCCCTGCAAAGAACGGTTGCTACAGACATCTACGCAATGGAATATAATGGAACTTTCTTTGAGAACTCAGCCCAGACGGGAACAATCTTTATCGTCAAGACCAGCACTGGTGACGAGGCAAGAAGAAACCGCGAGTGGCTGGAGGCTAACTATGTTGGCACGAAAAATGCACACAGACCCATTCTTCTTGAGGGCGACGTTGACGTTCGCCGCTCAGTTGCTTCATCTGTAGAGATGCAGTACATGGAGGGTCGGAGATTTAATCGCCAGGAGATTTGCGTTGTCCTTGAGATGGACGAGGCAAGACTTGGTATATTTGACGAGGCCACTGGGCCGGCATCAAATACCGCCCTACAGATTTTCCACTCAGATGTAATCTATCCGCGCCAGCAGGTTGTGGAGGATGAAATCAACAACAAGCTTATTCTCTCCATCTTCGGGTGGGGAGATGTTTTGTTTGTCCACGAAGATGGCGACCCACGTCGTAAGCTGGATAATGCAGACGTGATGGATAAGAACCTTAAGTCTGGCAGACAGAGCCTGAATGAGCAGCGCTCAGAGATGGGTCTTTCGCCGGTTGAGGGCGGAGATATCCACTTCCTGCTTACCCCGGCTGGCGCCATCCCTTACTCGATGCTCTCAGAAGTTGCAGAGCATCAGCTTGGCACAGGCATGATGCCAATTGATGATAATAGCGATAGCACTGATGTTGCGGTTGTCGCAGAGCCAATCAGTGGTGTGGGCACTACAACTACTGGCGTACCTAACCCGCCACAGGCCCTTACAGCTGAAGAAAGAAGCGCAATAGATGTCTAATATAAATGCAGCATTCAAATACATACTTCAAGAAGTACGGCTCGTAAAGGCCGTTGACGACGATGAATGGGTCATCGCCGGCATCGCCGCTGGGCCCGTGCCAGACAGCGTTGGCGAAAGATTTAGCATGGACGCAGCTGAAAGAGTTGCGGACCAGATAAATCGAATGCCACTGCCCCTGTTTGACTGGCACGCAAAGAATACGATTCTTGGTCTTCCTATTGGGGAAGTATACAAGGCATGGGTCACGCCCGATGGTGAAATCGGGATTGAGGCACGCCTAGACAAGTCGCACACGACCGCACAGATGCTGCGCCAAAAGCTATCCGAAGGGAAGCAGTTTGGCCTAAGCGTAGGTGGTAAGGTCTTGGCGTATAAAGACGAATTTGAGCAGTCGGTTGGTCAGAAGGTTAGAACTTTCACTAATGTTGTCCTTGACGAGATTAGCGTAACAACTAAGCCATTTTACCAGCCTTCTCTTGGAAGTGTCATTTCAAAAGCGATTGACGAGGCACAGTCCGCGTCGGTCGATGAAGGAGATAATTCATTGGATAATACCGTTGAAACTCCAGAGGCTGCGGAGGCTCCGGTGGAAGCACCAGAGACCGTGCAGGAACCTACCGACACGGAAGCAGCCACAGAAGTCGAGAAGTCTCTTGACTCTATTGTCAACGCACTCGTAGAGCGCATCGACAAGAGAATCGATGAGAAGCTCGCTCAGTTTACCACAATCAACGCGCAGGCAGCGGACTCGCAGCCCACAGAGACCGAAGAGGTCGCTGAGAAGTCTGAGTCGAAGGGCTCACAGGAACTTCTCGTAACCAAGGCATTGGAAGAGGTACTCCGCAGACTAGAGCGTATCGAGGAGCGCACGCCGGATGTTAATTCCCCCGGCCTGCTAACCCAGAAGTCCGAGACGGAGCAACTGCTTGAGATGGTCAATACGATGCCGCCATCTGAGCGCTTGCGCTTCGGCCTCCGGGCTCTACATCGTGAAATTTAAGGAGTAACCCGTGGATATTCGCAAGGCACTTGACCTCGCCTCTACAGCTGCGGCATATTTTGTGCCGGAAGTTATCGATGGCGCTATTCGTGACTACGCTGCAAAGGTTCCCACCCTTTACAACGCAGTTCAGAAGCGCCCCTGGGCGACAAACACCTATTACATTCGGAAGCGGCTTACGCTTCCTACGGCAGCATGGAGCATCGACGGCGGTCCTCTTCCTGCCTCCACTAACTCAACCTACGGCAAGACCTTCAAGACCATGAAGTATCTCTATACTCGTGGCGAGGTGACTGGTCCGATGATTGCAGCCGCTGGCAACTTCTTTGATGCCCTTGGCTCAGAGATTGAGGGCCATCAGCAGGCAATGGTTGAGAGACTTTCGACGGACATCGCAACCGCTGACGGTGCTGCTAACGACTTCACTGGTATTCTCTATCAGATTACCGATGATTCTGAGATGTACACTGCAAACGGCGGCGCTGGTGCTGTTGTTGACGCTGGTGGGGCTTACCTAAGCCTTAACTGGATTGACAAGGCCATCGATGAGGCCGTGGATGTCGGGATGATGGGCTCAGGCACGCCGAACACCATCGTTACGACCCGCAAGGTCGCTCGCATGATTAACTCACTTCTCCAGTCACAGCAGCAGTTCGTCAATCAGACGGAGATTGCCGCAGGCTTCCGCGTTCCGACGTATGATGGCCTCGCAATTGTTGTTGACAATCACTGGCAGGATGACGACAAGATTCTCGTCATGGATAGAAACAGAGCAACCCTTCTCGTTCACCAGGACTTCACCTATGAGGAGCTGGCTAAGACGAAGGACTCTGTTGACTTCATGATGAAGTGGTACGGTGGCTTCGTGCTTGAGGGTGCCGCTTCGCTTCTTGAGAATTTCACCCTTACGCCAAACATCTAATATAAAGTTATACTTGTGGCGGG